GATACAAAATCGTTATGGCGTACAGGTTTTTCACCAGCGCTTCGCCGCGCATTGTTTACCAGCTCCAGCAGGTTGCCGCTGGACATTAGGCATGACTCAGTTACGAACAATTGGTGCATTTCAATTCCTCCGAAACGCAAAAGGCTTCAAGCTCATTCCGGGTCGAATTAGGGACAGTTACCCTACCGGAGAAACTTGAAGCCTTTTGCGCACTGTTTTTTTCGGGATTCGACGCCCTTGTGCGAACTATAGCAAACACCTAGCCACTTTCACATTCCGATTTTTCATGGATAAGGCAAAAGCCATTACCTTGGCGACTACTCCACGCCGATTGCGCCCGGCCAGATAGACCGCACGCACTCCAGCGCCTCAGCGTGTGTCAGTGGGGTGGTCGATACCATGGCGAATCGATAGCCAGGCAAGATCACATGCCAGCAGGTTTTCACCTAGCGTACCTTCCTCGAGATGGCGCTTCCTGTTCTTCCTCGCGATCCTGGGCGCAGCTAACGAACCGTGCGAACTCACCTTGGAATTGCAGCAGGCAATACCCTGGCTTTGCATGGCGGCATTTCACAACGTCAATCTCCGTGATTCCGTTCTGCCCTCGGTCTGACTGCATATCGCGGTGCGCCATGATGATAACGTCCGCGTCCTGTTCAATCTCGCCGGAGTCCCGGAGGTCGCTCATTTTCGGCTTGGCGTCACCACGCGTCTCGATGCTTCGGTTCAACTGGGCAAGCGCGACGATTGGGATACCAAGCTCTTTCGCCAGCGCCTTGAGTCCCCGACTGACTGCGCCTAGCTCTTGGTTGCGGTTCTGGTGCTTAGCGCTTGGATCTGACGCAATCAGGCCGATGTAGTCGATAACGATCAGACTTAGCGGCTTGGCGCGATGCTGGAACCTTGCAATTGAACAGATTCGCGCAAAGGTCAGCGCCGGCTTATCGCATATCCGCACGTCAGCCTGAGACACCTTTGCCACCGTCGCAGTCATGCGCATAATCGCGTCCTCGTCCTTGAGCGCTTCGCCCGATTCGATCTTGCCTTGTGACACGGCAGACAGCGCGGCCAATGAGCGCTTAGCCAGTTCGGCCTGCGACATTTCCAGCGAGAATATCAGGCTAGAGCCTCCATGCTTGACGGCAATTTCATCGGAAAGGCCGACACCTAAGACCGTCTTACCAGTGCCAGGACGCCCCGCGATTATGGCCAGGTTCCCCGGTCGCAGGCCTTGAATGATCTTGTCTAGGTCAGGCAGATTGAAACCAAGCCCGATTGACTTCTCGCCATTGAATCGCGCCTCCATCTGGTCAAACACTGGATTCATCGCTTCGGCCAGCGTCACTACGTCCGGCGTCTCTTCCTGGGCGCTCAGCTCAAACACCAATGCCTGCGCCTGGGCGATCTGCTGCGCCATCTTGCCGCGCTCCTGAGCAATCTCCATCAGTCGCTGGCCTGTTTCGTACAGTGCCCGAGCCTTGGCCCTCTCCTGCACAATGCGGGCGTAGTGTACGGCGTTTGCAGTGCTCGGGACTTTGCTCCATAGCTCCCCGGCGTAAACCATCGTCAAATCGCCGCTGGGAAGCTCTGGGCGCACTTCTGCCAATGCCAGCGGGTCAGGTTTTACCTTCTTCGAGTGCAAGGCCAGGATCATGTTGTACAGCGCGCCGTTGTCGGCATAGCTGAAGTCAGTGTGAGACAGGAACGCGCCCACCGTCTCGCACAAGTCAGGCTCTTTCATCATCGCGCCTAGAACGCCGTGTTCGGCCTCCATGGCGATCAGTGGTCTTTCCATCAGTTCATCCGCTCCATGAGTTTGATTGCGTTTGCCGGCTTGGTCACAAAGTCGAAGTCTGCCGTCCAGCCTCTTGCATTGTCGCCGCACCAGTGCCGGTCAGTCAGGCAGTCGGTGAAATACTGGCGCCAAACCTCGATGCCCTTGCGGAATGGCTTGGTGCCCATGAAGTCAATCTCGCACATGGCCTTTATCTGGCGCTTACGCTTTTCGCTCATTACGGCGCATGCCGGTAGCGTTGGCGGGCAAATTGAGTTGTACGCTTCCTGTATCGCCTTGAACGTTATCCCGTGCCGACCAGCTTGCTGGGCGTTAACTGGTTCATTGACTGGTTCAAAAGAGTGACTGGTTCTGGGTGACTCTCTGTCACTACCCCCTGGTGACACTGTGTCACCCCCCTTATGACTCTCTGTCACTACCCCTAGTGACTCTCTGTCACCCCTTAGCGTGATCTGATACAGGTTGCTGCTGTTGCCTTTTGGCCCAGGACGATGCTGTTTTTGCAGCAATCCAGCCTCACAAAGTGCATCAATGTGCCTGATCACTGAGCGCGTGCTTATCTCGCATTGGTCGGCAATGTGCTGGTAGCTTGGCCAGCATTCGCCGCTATCGTTCGCGTTGTCTGCCAGTTTGATCAAAACCAGCTTGCGAAGTGGATTCCCCACTTTTGTATTCATGGCGCGAACCATCAGTAACATGCTCACTTTAGTTCTCCTGCATATCGAACTCGCAATGCATTCGCTATTCTCTGGTCTGCCTGTTGATCAGCGTAAATACACGCCAATTCATGCTTTCTAGCGCGCCACGCTTCATGCGCTTGCTTCTCAAGCTCGAAATAGCCTAGATACTCCTGCTTACCTACAAATGGATTATTGCAAGACGATACAAAACGCCCGCTTTTATCAGTGGTAACGCCAATTAGCGTATTCCCTCTTGCTCTACCCCTGTCAGTAAGAAAGCTGTTGAGCCTGCGATCTAAAAAAACACATGTTTCCTTGCTGTATATTTTGTTTCCCGGATAGAGAATATCCTTATCAAGCTGCTTTCCATTCCAATCCTGCCCTTCCATCCATGCTTTGAAATTGGAAAATAATTTCCAATCGCTTGAAACCGAACATGATTCATAGCTTGGTCTGACAGCGTGTAGTTTTTTGCTGTAGCAGCGCTCCAGCATGTGGTGCCACGTTACGTAATACTGGCAGCGCCATGTAACAACTCGCTTGCCTTCTATTTTTACCTCTTTTGTTATCGGGTATCCTGCGTCGTTTATTCCGAACCCAAACACAAGTCTATTAGCTCTAGGCATTTTCAATACTCATAAAAAAGCCCTACTGGTTATGCGTGAGTGGAAAGGCCTAAAGCGCCGACACTCCCCAAGCAAAAAGGAAGCGCTTTAGACCAGTCACGCATACCACTAGGGCTTACGTTGCTTGGTTTGTGTCATTTACCTCTTACGCCCGCTTTCCACGGCAGGCGCAAGGGGAGTATATCATGGGTTAGATCAAGCTGGCCTGATCTGGCTTGTCTTCTGCCGCGAAACGATCAGCGGCATATTCCAAGTTGATTTTGGCCTGCTTGAAGTAGCTGTCTTTCAGCTCGATGCCGATAGCCTTGCGCCCCATGCTCACCGGGCTGTATACCTCGCTGCCCACGCCCATAAACGGGGTGAGAACGGTGTCGCCCTTGTTGCTGTACATGTAGACCAGGCGGTCGATAACGTCGAGCTGAAGCGGGTGGACGTGTTTTTCGTCGTCTTCTTCCTTGCTGTCGCGGTACGGCAGCACGTTGTCGATGCTGATATCGTCCCACATGTAGTCCGCATATCGGCGCCATGTGTAGTGGCTGAGCTTGTTGGTTTTCGGGTCTTTGTGGTCTGCGTATGCAGTATTCAGATATTCCCAAAGCTCTTCGCAGGTTTCGACTTTCGGGTTGTTCTCGTCATTGTTCCATGCCTGCAAGAAGTGCGGCAGGATTGGCTGCTCACCGAAATAAGGAAACTCGGTAAGCCCGAAGTCGTGACGGACTGGCGATTCATTAACGCCGCGCTTGGTAAAGATCAGCACGTAGTCAGGCATAGACGGGAAGCATTGCGCCATATCCTCTACCACCAACTTGTGCATCAGGCTTTTTACCATCGTGCGCATACGAACCTTTAGCGGCTCTTTTCGGATACCAATTCGGCAGCGGTACTGGAATCCGTACTTGTTGTGAATCTTGATAATCTCCCCAGGGAAGTCCCACAAGTTGCAGGAGTTGTCGAAAACATCCGTGCAATGAACTGCTGTGATTCGGCCAGGCTTGGTAACTCTCGCAATCTGCTCGACCAGATATTCATATTGCTGCAAGAACTGTTCGCGGCTTTCGCAGTTGGAAAAGTCGCGCTCGCTGCTGGAATATTGGTACAAACCCGCGAATGGCGGAGAGTACAGGGACAGCCCAACAGAACTATCTGGAATAGTCGGAAGAATTTCCATGCAATCCGAATTGTAGATTGCATAGCTGTCGGTGATGATCTGGTCTTTAGTGGTGCTCATTTCAAAAACTCCGGTAGTTGAACTTTTTTGTCGAACGCTTTGATTTTGTTGGAAAATTCGCGGTTAGCGTTTTCCACCAAGTTTGTATGAAGCGCGATGGCCTTTTGTGTTTTTTCCTCTAGCGCCTGCAATACGCGCTCTTGACCTTCGCTGATAACCATCTCGCAAGTAACTTCGCGCTTTTGTCCAAATCGCCAGAACCGACGAATAGCCTGATAAAACTGCTCATAACTCCAAGTTGGAAAATATACCGTGTGGTTGCAGTGCTGCCAGTTAAGTCCCATCGATGTCATTTTTGCCTTGGTGATAAGGCGCTGAATCTCCCCATTTGCAAAGGCCATTAGAATGTCTTCTTTCTTGTCGATGCTCATGCCGCCCTTGATCTCTACGGCGTCAGGGTCAAGCTCAGCGAGAAGACTCGATTCTTCGTTCAGGTTGCACCAATAAACCGAGCATTTACCGGACGCCAGTTCAATTGCTTTTTCGCAGCGCTCGGTAACCGTGGATTTTTGTTCGGCGCGAACCTCGGTCATGGTTTTGGCAGGCATCGCCAGCATTGATAATTGTCCGTTTACGCTCCACGCTTCGCGGTTGTAGACCATGTGCTTGTTCGTGTGCAGCGCCGGGAGGTCATAGCCTTCATTGCTAAAGCCCAGGTCGCTAGGGCGCTTCACCATGATCGACCACTGGTTTACCCAGGCGAAGAAATCGCGCTCCGCGTGCGGCTTGAGATAGAACTTCTCGCCGATGTTGCGGTTGTTGCTGTCAACGCTGTTCTGATTCGACTTGAAGAACTTCCCGAGCATGTCCATGTAGCCCATATAGCCAAGCGCTTCGGAGCTGTTGCCCAGCTCGATAAAGTCGTTAGGCGACGGGGTTGCAGTGGATAGCAGACGGTATTGAACGCGCTTGATGAACGCGACGATCTGGTCTCGGATTTTGCCGTCGAAGTTCTTCAGGATGCTGGATTCATCCAACAGCACCGCCGCGAAGTCGTCAGGGTTCAGCAGGTGCAGACGCTCATAGTTGCAGACTACGATCTTCTTGCTGAACTTCCCGTCTTTCGTGTGGCAAATATCGTCGATACCAACGCGCTCAGCTTCCTTGAGGAACTGAAAGGCAACGGCCAGCGGGGTGAGAATAAGCACCGGGCGGTTAGTGTGCAGAACCACGTTGTAGGCGAAGGCCAACTGCATCAGCGTCTTGCCCAGGCCGGTATCGGCGAACAGGCCAATGCGACCCTTTTTTACCGCCTTGGTGATTATCGCCTCCTGAAAGTCGAAGGCGCCATTCGGCATCCATATCGGGTCAAACCCATGATCGCCTAGCGAGTGCCGCTTGCTGGCGATGAACTCCTGATAATTCATGCTTCTCTCCATGACTCAAAATACCGAACCTTCTGGATAGTCCGATGGTGTACGTTGTAAATGGCTGCCTGCTGTTTCATGGTCAGGCCGCGCCGGTTTTCGCGTATCTCCTGCACCTGGCTTTCGGTTAGCTTTGGCCGGCGGTGCGGTCTGTGTGCGGCTGGCATTAGTTCCCCTTGTCCTTTTTCGGCTTGTCCTTCTTGATTCGGCCATTGGTAGCGGCCTCGACATGGGCTTGGCGAGTTGGCGGCACTTCACTCTTCCATGCATAGATGGCCTGGTGAGTCATTCCAAGCGCTTCCGCCGCCTTGGCCACACTGCCGAAATATTCGATAACGTCTTTCGTCTTCATGGGTGTCTCCGTGTTGGTTTCGCACATCATAGCGACTAAAAATATTTGCGCAAGGGGCTTGCGCTATGATTTTGCAGGCGCTACAGTTCACCCATCGAAACGCACAACACTGGAGAGCAAAATGACCGCCCCACTTTTCAACCTACAGCCTGACCAGTTCCTTGATACGCCCGAGGGCCAGAACTGGCTTGCTGGCGCAGTAGATGACCTGATCGAAGACACGCTGTATATCGACGGCAAGCGGATCGAAGAAGAAGTCATGCGGCTTGAGGAATCGCTGGCTGAAGTTGTCGCAAACAAGAGCGTACTAGGCGAGGACTACGAAGGCGCACTAGGCCAGGTGCTGCGCAACGTCCTGGCCGGCGATATCGACAAGGCAAGCGCTGCACTGCGCCTGCTGATCACGAAAGAGGAAGTGCGCGCCATGGCTGAAGAGCTGGTGCGCCCTCTGGCTCAGGTTTATGCGGATAGTTTGGAGGATGATCATGACTAAGCGGTATGAGCTTGTATGGATTGGCGGCACGGAAAGCGAAATGCAGGAAAGTGCTTACGGTGACTGGGTTAAAGCCGAGGACTACGACGCCCTGCAATCCCTGAATGCCGAGCTGCTGGAGGCGCTGGAGTCATGCCTTGATGCGCTATGGGAGGATACGCGCGAGGTTAAGCTGGATGATACCATGATGTTTGGCCTCGGGTACGACTGGGATGGCTGGGAGCTTTACAGGTGGGAGCTGCATACCCGGCAGGGATCGTTTGCGATATGGCCAGCGCACGGAACCTACTCAGCTTATGGCGGCCTTGATGGATCGTATTGGAATCAGTGCTTTGCCAATGCAGCAGAGGCTAAAGCGGAAATAGTCAAATACGTCGCGCAGATTGATCCTGATCACCCTGCATCAAAATCCTATGCCGCCATTGCCAAGGCAAGGAGCCAAGCATGACTGACTTCATGGAACGCCTTCGCAGAAAGGCGCTGATGGCTAAGACATGCCCGTTTTGCGGTTGCCGGCCAAAGTTTCGCTTTGAAATCGCAACAGGGCCATCAGGTTTCGGCCATTTCGCCATCCGCAATAGTTGCTGCAAAGTGACGCAGCTCGGACAGACAGAGCTGTTTTTCCACAGCAAGCCAGCCGTTGGCACATTCAAGTCCATGGCTTACCGCCTACTGCGCGACTGGAACAGACGGGAGGCCCGCCAATCATGACCCCCCACGAACGCCAGGCACGCGAGGCGATACGCCAGCTACGGTTTAGCCCCGCGCCGATGATCGAACTAGGCGCAGTCATCAGCTATATCAACGATGGCCACTATCAGCGGCAATACTGCGAAGGCGTGCGGGATTGCTTGATTGACAAGGCGCGGCGAGCGGCAAGCAAACAGGTTCAACGGCTTCGGGATGCGAAGCACTTACTGAGGAGAACAGCATGAAAAGCCCAGTCACCAGCATTACAGACGAGCAGTTGGCGGAGATTGAGCGGTTTTTGTCATTTGGCGGGTCAACACTAAAGATTCATGCCGGGCCGCTTCGCGGCCTTATCGCCCGCCTGAGAGCGGCAGAGGCTGATGCTAAGCGCATGGGCACAGCTTTGAGCCAGATCATGGCACAGGTAGATGGCAACATCCGGCCAACCGTCCGCGACATAATCAACGGTATGCCTGATGCAAACTACATTTACGATTATTGCGACCAGATTGACCAAATCGCACTGGAAGCCATGGAGCGCAAAGCATGACCCTATCCGCCGATACATTCCCCAAGCTGGTGGCCCTGATCGAATCAAAGGGCCTGACGTTTAACGATATCTGCCGCAGCCCGATTCGGATTGGTGGCGTTTGGCATTGTGAGGTGGTGGGATGAAGCCAGTAATGAACCTTAAGGCCGGCGACGTTGTGCAGCTTGGCCCGGATTGCTCAAATCCGATGTTTGCTTTCTGCATGATGACCGTGACTGAGCCGAAATCGTTCGGCGCTCAAGGCTATGTTCAGGGGCTTGGCTCAGATGGCCAGCCAGGAGGCCAAGCCTACTTCCGTGCGAAGTGGGAGGAATTTGAATACGTGGGTTCGGCTACATGGGTGGCAGAATGACCAGCCGCTACCAGCGCGCCCGCCGATACGCCATCTGGCGCGGCCTATGCTGGGCTATATGCGTATTTACTCTCTACGTGCTGGCTCTGGGGCTGGCTGACAAGATAACGGGGTGATCAATGGAAGACTACGGCGACCGCGATATGATGGCAATCTGCGCTTTCCGCTACTGCCTTGGGCGCAGAACATACGTGGTGAGCGAGTGCGTTGCCTGGCTGATTCGCGTATGGGATAAGCTGGACGCGAAGGCGAGAGCGGTTATTGAGCGCGACCTACTGGAAGAGATCAAACGCGACGACGATGCTCGGGCAGAGGGTAGTGAGTGGCACCCGCTGGGCATGGACTGCGACCGGGCGGACTGGCTGAGGTTGCTTGACTTCATTCATGATAGCAAGAAGGAGTGATTTATGAGTGAGTGGATTAAGTGCAGTGATCAGCTTCCACCCATACGCGAAATACTGTCTGAAAAGTGCGTACTGCAAGGCGAGGAAATACCTACTCTTTACCGGTCAGGCTTTGTTATGACCTTCGACGGTCGCAGGGTATCAGCTCAGGTTATTGAGTGGTTCCATGCGAGCAAGCCGCTATCAGGCATAACCCACTGGATGCCTCTCCCAGAGCCGCCAAAGAATAACAACCACTGAAGCGAACGCGCAGTCAGCCGACAGCGATGCCAGGGCAGCCAGATGGCAGCCGATACCGGGAGACGGCCCCGGCGCTTCCACCCTATTCTGTATGCATGAACAGTTGACGCCGTGACTTAGTGCGGTAGACTGGGCGCGTAAATATCGTCTTGGCGGGCGATCAATCAGTAAAGCCTCTAAACCCTAGTGCAGGTTACTGACCTGTCCGCCAACCTCGAAAGAGGACTAGGGTTCAGAGGCTTTTTTTTGGATGAACAAAATGACTACAGATACTCAGATTGTCGCATTGCCTGAAAAGGAAACCGCGCTACAGGTTTACAGCGCAACCAATGGCCTTGATCCGTTCCTGGCAAAAATCCGCGAAGAGATCGACGGCTTTACGCCGGACGTGACCACTCGCAAGGGGCGCGAGGCGATTGCTTCTATCGCCTACAAGGTCGCCCGTTCCAAAACT